ACCGTTATAATATACCTAAATCCTAATTGATTGCTTACTGTACTATTAAAATAAAAGTACATCGGATTATACGAAGGTGTTAAAAATTGGGGTGTTGCTAGTGTTGTAATTGCCATTTATCTAAACATTTGATCTATTTGATATTCCATTGTTATAGCTGCTATCTTTTCTATTTGGTCTAATACTTTCTCACGCTTCATAAATGCTTTGGTTAAATCACGTTTAACTTTACCACCCTTCCATTTTCTACTATAACCCTCATCAACGTAGATATAGTAGAAAGCTCTATTTCCATCAATCTCTAGTTGTATATCATTACTCATTACGTCCCATTTCACTCTAACAACTCTAGTAACGTTCTTCATTAAACCAGTATCAACAGCGTGCTGTCTTATTATCTCTTTCTTAATCTCAGTATTAAACACTCTAGTTGCTGTACCTATTCTTCGCCATACATCATTCTGAGTTGCCATACTTTATATGTAGAAAAAATACGTTTGTTAAACAAAAAATCTAGGTGCATCAGGACTGAACGTATTTGTTTGGAAATAATAACGTACAGCGTCAATAGCATGGTTGTAATTATCTATTGGTTTATTCGTTGCATTTCCATCCCTATCAGTCGCCCAGGTGTATTTCCTAAACTCATTGATAAGGTTTAAACTTCGTGACGTTACTCTAAGGTCAAGCTCTTGCATTCTTGAAACACCATACACAATTGAATCAGCTCCCTTTTTAGCGTCTTGCATTCTCCACCCTAATGTTTGAAGCTCATCGTTGGATTTCATTTCAGCACTATCTCCCGTAATCGTTGTGTACCGGTCAACTCCTAATTCAATCATCTTATTAGAAATAGCTTGGTTAAGTAGCCCTGTCTGATAAATCAATTCATCTAGGTAGTAAATGTTATCAGCGTAGTAAATAGCCACCAATGCAGTTGGATCGTTTCTATATCCGTAATCTAATACATAACCTAGTAGTTTAGCATACTCAGGAATCTTATCTACTTGCTGCCAATTATTAAACACAACCCCCTGAAGGTTTCCAATCTCACCAAGTCCGTAAACTTGCCACCAATTCCACCAATACCCTCTCTGACCTCTTGCATCTTCTTGTTCGGCTTTCATCTTCTTATAGAGTAAGTCCTCTAAAGTTGGGCTTGGTATAGCTTCGTTATCTAAGTAAGTCAGTTTTAAAAACTCCGAGTTAGGTTGCTGAAGTATCTCAGTATGCGCCCAAAATTCACTATCAGCATTGAAGTCAATCCAAACTTCTTGCGATCTAATTATTAAAGCATCTGCAATAGGATAAGGAATGTGATTACCCTCGTTTAAAAATAGTATATCTCGTTTACCAGCTGCCTTAGCTTTACCTACTGAATCGAATGACTTAAACTGTATCTTTGATTTGTTTAGAGACGTATAGACTAACTCGGTAGCGTTCCATTGTTCATCCACCCACCTTCCTTCGTCCATCATGAAATTCTTGAATATATCGACGCATCCTTCTTTAACAGCTGGGAGTGTTTCAGCTACAACCGTAACTTTTAAACGTGGTGTTGCTAGGCATTTATCATAAATGATTGGAATGATACCGTAAGTTTTACCACTAGATGTAGCTCCTTGAATAACCTTTTTACGGGCTTTCATATCAAGCATTTTTCTTAAAGATGTGGTAACCTCAAATGGCATTATAAATCTCTAATGATAATTAGTATCTTTTCTTTTATAGCTAACATCTCATGCTCATCCCAAACTGATTCCCATTTTTGTTCGTCTGTAAATCCGTTTAATACTGGCTTGGTCAAAGTTAATAATGATTGAATAGAAGCTAGTTTATCAATCTTCAATCTAGTAGGCATAAATCTAACCTCTAGTTCTTCTTTAACTTCTGCAATCATTTCTCTATCGGTCATAAGTTAAATATTCGTGGTTCGCCTTTAACATCCAATTCTTTCTTATCAGCTAGTCCGTTTAGACGTTGTGTAATTGAAGCGTTAAAAAATCCATTCATGCCACCGATTATTTGATGCTCTCGAATTTCGTTCTTAATGCGTGAACAGATAACCTTGAAGTCGTTGTATAAATCTCCTGAATTATCAAAATAATTACTAATATCTCCTATCTCTTTATCCCAACAATAACGCTTTAAACCTTCTAAAGTATAAGGTATTTTAACAGGGTCGGACACTCTTTCTCCATTCTTACCAACGTATTGGATTTTCTGCCATTTACATTCTTGTTCTTCAATATCTTCTTTGTACTCATTCCAAACTTTAAGCAGTTCTTCAGGAGTCTTGAATATCCTCGTCGGGTGCATCTTTCTTTGGTTTAGTATAACTAACTAAATTCTTATGACCATCGTTGTACAGCTTTTCTAGTTTTTCTTGAGTATAGAAATACCCTCCAACGATTGTTTCTTGGAATCCACCACGCTTTCTGATGATGGTATTCTCGCCTTGTTTAATTTTCAGCTTGTACATCTTGTTCTAATTCAGATAAAAATTTCTTAACCGATACTGCCTTGACATCAGGAAATAACTCTCTTAATTCCTTTAATTTTAGTTTTGTTAAATCAACTACCTTTGGAGTGACTTCTACTCCCTTAACTAATTTCTGCTTGCCTTTCATATTCTTTCAATTTACGTTTAAAATCCTTAATTATTGTGTAAGCTCCATGATGACTTATATTCAGATGCTTTACCAATCCTCTAACTGTTGTTATCTTCTTGACTAAATAAATATCCAAGAATCTAAGTTCATGTGGCTCAGCGTTCAAACGGTACATCTCAATGGCGTATAACCTATTTTGATAATGGCTGTCATTTACTTCATCATCCTCCATATATATGTCATTAATTAGCAGTTCGTTTGCGAGAATCTTATTATTAATGTTAAATTCTGAATTATTCCACTTGTAAGTGTTAGACGATACCATACGAATAAAGCCGCCTAAACTCCTTTCATTTGGAATCTTAGCGGCTCTGTTTATGCACGTTAAATATATTTCTGTGGTGATATCTGACACGTTTATAGTAGCGCATTTAGAAGAGTTGACTTTCACTACGGATTGGATTTCGTTCCAGTTCGTTTGAAAATATAGGTCAATCTCTTCTTTATTCACGCAACTAATGTAAGTAAAAAATTCATAACATCAACCCAATAGTTCAAAAGATTTGAATTTGCTTCTGTTAAATCTAACTCTACATTCTCATGGATCACCGCTAAAATCTTCTTGCATTTAATCATAGCTTCAACAATTCCATGATTGTCGACCATTTCTTGCGCTCTAAGTTGTGCTGTCATAACTCTCTCATATTATCCTCACACGCTTGCTGATAAGTATCGAATGCGTCTTGTTGCATTTCATTCCAATCAATATACTCGTACATCGTCTTAGCTAGTATCTCTAGGTTAACTAGGTCAGCATCCTCATCATGTACGAACTCAATTGAATGAATCTTAATATAGTCAGGTCGCAGCGTAAAGTCGCAGTATGTTACTTCGATATCATCTTCTAATCTAATCTCGAATGCTGTTTGTGTACCGTTAAATCCGTAAAGCTTCATATCGTTAAATTGTTATCGTTTGCAAATTCTCTTATTTGTTCTCTAAGGTATTGAGCCATTTCATATTCTTCTGATGATGGCGTTCTATTTTGGTAAACATCCCTTTTAGTAACTTCCCTTAATAATGCATCAATTTGTAAAACTGTGTGCCTCCAATCAAATGCCTCCATTGCTAACTTAGCATCTTCTTCTTCATCGTATTCAATTGTTATTTTCATTCGTTATATTTTTTAGTTGATTGTAAATAGATTCCGATTGCTTACCCCAATACATCTCACAAGTCTTACCATCAAATGGTGGTGTGAAGAAGTAGCTTTGTCGCTCACTTGCCTCAACTGTGAATCGGTAACAACTTTCTTTTAGTGGGCAACCCTCGCCTTTGCATTTTGTTATGTCAGCCATAAGTCCAGTATTTTAATTAATTAACAAGCCAAATATATGTATATTATTCTATAAATTAATCAGTTATGTGACGAACGGTTTAAATTAATGATGGGCGGTGAACTCATCAAACCACTCAACAAACTCATCGAAGCTCCGAACTATAATATAAATCCCTCCAGCACGCTCAATTGATTCCTGATATTGTTTCTGCACCTCGCTTTGTTTATCCTTTTGTTTAATCTCAATCTTAACCGACCTTCCTCTAATCGTTGCACTTATATCGGCACTCCCTTTAGTTCCTTGTGTTGGAATGTACTTACCTTTCAACTGGCGCTCATTCTCACCTACTTTAATCTTTGCACCCTCTACATACGTTCCTTGTGTAGATATCCGTTCAGCTTGGTAACCTTCGTAGTTGATTAAATCAATCACACACTTAGTCAATCCGTTTGCACTCGTATCACTCCATGTCTTGCTTGGTATAGCGTGAGGTGGGAATGATGGGTACTTGACTGACATCATCTTGTAGTGGAAGTCTAGTAGGCGTTGTTTGTTTTGCTTGGTCATAGGTCAGTGAGTATTATCCATGGCAAAAGAACAAAGCAACCTAAAGAAACTGTTAAACTAACTAAGGTTATAAAGTTCGCCCCAAATATTAAAAATGGAATAGCAAAAATAATCATAATTATTATAGTTATGATTGAATCAGTAATTGTGTCTTTATTCTTTTTCATTTGTAATCTTCTAAGAATTGAATTTCACTACTTGTATATATTCTTTTACTCCAATTATCAATTAAACTTCTATTTTCTCTAAGTGTTTTATCGCTTAAAAAAGAAATTCTAAAATGATTAGTTAATGTAAAATCATCATTAATAGCTTGAAACTTTATTACTTGTCTTGGAATATCATTCATAGTAAAACCTGATTGACTTTCAACTGTTGCAATTACCCAATTAAAATCTTTGGGTACTTTTTCTTGCTCACAAGCTGGTATTAATTGTTCTTTGTTCATCCCCTCTCTTTTAATCGTTTAACCTCTAATTCTAACTCTTCAATCCTTGCACCTTGCTTCATCATTCTACGCCAAATGAACAGAAGTGAGTTGTACGTCTTGTGTACTGAATCAATACGAACTTGATTAGGCAAGTCTTGTGATTGTTCCTTAATAAGTGCTTTCTCAGTTCTGTTAATAATTTGCCTTAGTTCGTATTCGGCTTTTTGAGTTTCCACCCGTAACAACAAGTCATCGTCTTGCTCCGTTCTATTTAGTAATTTATAAGTAGCATCCTTATCTACTAAACTCTTAATCGTTTGCATTCCTAATCCTGTAGATACTCGGTCTGCATTTCCTAGTGTTGGTATCATATCGTTCTGTTTTTAATTATAAATTTTTTAACTCCGTTACTTAACTGACTATCGTAGTCTAATCCATAAAATTCACAATACTTTTTAACGTGCTTTGTTACCATGTTTTTAGTCTTAGCATCAAACTTTCGTTGCATATTTGATAAGTAAGTATTGTAAAAGTCATCAGCGTTTATCCATTCGTCTTTAGTTATCATTTCAATACATTCAAACAACTGGTTACTTATTTCTAACTTTAGCTTCTTAAATGGTAAACTAATAGCTTTATAAGGTACTAGACCGCTTTTAAGATACTTCTTAATACATTCCATCATGTAGCTGTCAAACCTAGCCCACTCCAACTCATTCCAATCATCAAATAATCTATGACCAAAGAAGTCAATAGGTGTATGTAATGAGTTAAAAAATGTACTTAGTTCTAGCTCAAACTTACGAGCATCGTGTGAACCTCCCGAACCCTTCAAAGTATAGTTAGTTGTTATCAATATTTTTGGGCTTTCACTTATAGCTAACTTAATAGTATTTTCACCTTTATAGGTTATATCAATACCCTCAGTAATTACACTAAATAGTTTATCGAATTGAAAACCCTTATTAACATCATCAAACACTAATAGCTGGCAATCCGTTTGAACTGATTGGTATGGGAATTGTGAGTTGAAACTAAACCCTTTACCATTAATTGAAGTAACTTTCTTTAGATGGCTTATAGCATTCCAAAATAAACCTTTACCACTTCGTCCGTTTGGATCGTCACTAATAAGCTCATCGTTTAATATTATAGCCCTACTGATTGGAGAAGTGTTGTAACTATGAAGCAAATAACCAATAGCACTCTGAAATGAATTGTAACGTTCCACATCTTCACCGCTTATCTTCCAAATAAATTTACGGTATTCACTATCGTGGTGGTCTGATTGTGTATAGTCACGTTTAATAACTTGGTCTTTCCAAACGTTAACATTGTATTCTGCATAGCTCCTTAATACCGTTTCACTTGGTGTTACTTCAGCAATACCATTTTGAAAGAATAGATAGCATTTATCTTTAGTATCTCTCAGTACTTTGATTTCTTCAGTATTGATTAACGAAAGAAAGTCACGCTTAAAAATTGAAGTTCTGGAGCTTATCATATTGAATACCTTTTCATCAAAGTTACTCTTTAGAATGTAATCCAGTACAAAATCTTTAATCTGTACATCTTCTTTAATCTCTAAAAATATACCCTCTTTCTTTATGAAGTTGTAATCACTTCTTTGGTTAGGGTAATTCTTAAAAAAAGAGTTGCGTTCAAGCCATGACTTAAAAAGGAAGTTGTTAAGTGTTACCCTTCCATTCTCAGCAGTTGACCAAAATATATCGTCTGTCATAATTTTTGTATTTTTTTAATTAACCCATTAGTTTTTGAATAGTCACTAAACAAACTTTGTACTGAGCAATTATAAAACCTAGCGTAAATATTCATATTAGCATTATACAATTCAGTTGCTTGTGTTTCGTATTTAGGATTATCTTTTATAAACTTTTTATACTGCTTATTATATTTTTTAAAGTCTAAATGAATACTTGACTCTTTAACTAAACAATGGTGGCATCCAATAATTAAACATTCATAAGTTTTAGAATCCGAAACCATTACTTCATTTTCAATGTATTGTTTAACTATTCCAAAATTACTTAAAGATTCAAGTTCTTGCTTGGTTAATCCTGAACTTTTCTTTTTATCGACTAAATAAAAAACATAGTCCTTTTGAGTTACTTCATAAGTCATCAGTCAAAGTTTTTAGATTCAACATTTCTTAACTCAATCTTTTCAGGATTAGATTTATTAAACTCAGTCAATTCCATTTTAGTTTTAACTAAATCTAATTCATACTTCATAGCGTTGTTTACTTGCTTTGCTAAATTTGCTTGTGCTTTAGCATCTTCAACTGTGATTTTGTTTTCATCTAACTTATTCATTTGATCGAATAAGAATGCGATTAAACTTTTGTTGTTTACTGGTGTCATAAAATTAATTTAAATGAAAAAACCCCTCAAAACTTTGGAGTAGACGATCCGCCGCTTCGAAGGGTTTTCAATAACTTCTTCTGTTGCGTCTACTCAACATTGCAAATATACAAATACTTTTTTAATAAACAAGCAGTAAAAAAGTAAAAAGTTAAAAATACTTTATTACTCACTTTATTACTGTAAAAAGTCAACGTTTATATGGCTTGTAGAGGAATAGTAAAAAAGTAATAAAATATTTGCCCTTGAAAAATAAAAAAAGTTTTACCGTATAATTATAATATATCTATAATGACTGGGCTTTTTTTTCTTACTTTTTTACTAAATCGGTTTAGTACCCCGTAAACACTCAGAAAAAAGCAGTAATAAAACAGTAATAAAGTTGAAATGATACCAAACTTTATTACTAAAAAAAACCCCTCACAATGGAGGGGCTTCTAGGTTAAATGTGCTAATTAATAGCTGAATGTTAGGATTATCTCAGAAGGGGAGAAGGTCATCTTTTTCTTCTTCAGGTGTTACACTTGGTAACGGTGGCTGCATATTACTTACAGGATTAATAGTTGCATCTATCTTCCAACCTTGCAACTGAACATAGTAACGCCCATTGTACTCTGAACCTCTAAGGTTGATGTGAACCGTTACATCTTGACCGATTTGTAACCCATCCAATAAGCTGCACTTGTCTTGTACAAACTCAATTGGTATTAACTGTGGGTAAGTTTCTTGTGTTTCAACAACTACAAGACGCTTTTTAAACCCTTTTGCGCCTACTTCTTCTGTGGCGTTTACTAATTTAATCTTTCCTGATACTTCCATAATTAAAAACTTAATAATTCAACTCCTTTATTCATTTGTATATTTAACTCATGCGCTTCTTTTAACGCAATCTCACTCCATTCCTGTACTGACTTTAATACTGGCTTTGCATTCGTGCCTAAGTTAATCAAACTTTCTCTATTAATCGACCAAACTTTCAAAGGTTTTAGAGCCTCAGGTCGATATGATCCAAAGTACAAAGTCGATAGTTTAGGATTAACTGTAAAATAATGTACACATTGATGTACATAGTCAAGCGGAATATCCGCACTAAGACAGTTTTCAACATGCTTCTTTGCGCTAGGACACTTGACCTCGAAACATATCGTTTCATCTTCACTAATCGCATCAGGTGATATACCTAAGATAGGACATTCAACTGATTGTAACCAGCCAACTGATTGAACGTTAACACCAGTGTACTGCATCATCTCAAATATTGCTTCAGGCTCTAACTCATTACCTCGTTCCATCGCAGCTGATTGGTAACTTTCTTCGTGTACATATTGCTCGGTATATTCAGCTAACATCTCAAGGTATAGTGTATCACCTTTAGTGAACAATCCTTTTGATCGTGTACCGCCAACTTTAGCCCATCTGACCTCGTGCCATTCAGGAGTGCCTTGTATAATATCTTTTCTTGTTATCATGATAATAATTTTTCTAATTCTTGTTTAACTGCCCACCACCAATTTAATCTATTTGCTATACCTTCTTTAAAATCTAATATATCATCATTAAAATGCTTATAGTTTTCATAATTAGTAGGATTTAATGAAACCTTATAATCTTTAATTTCATCTATAACTTCATTTACTGTTATTAATGCACATTGTATTGACAAATATCTTCTTTCTTGGTCATTACGCATGAAGAAATAATGATAGTCAAATAGCTTTTTTGCTTTCTCTTGTGGTGTCATGATAATAAAGTTTTCATTTCATCCTTCTTTGCTACTACAACACTCAAACCTTGCTCACCTTTAGATAAGCTCATGTAACGCTCTTTAAGGTCATCGAGTGATGTTGCTCCATTTAATACATTTAAAGCTGCTGTAGCGTCTAATTGTGGTGCTACGTTCAAAGCCTTTCTAACTCTAACACCTCCTACGATTTGCCCCTTCATCTTAACTGTTGCGTCAATGTAAAGTTCAACAGTAACTGGCATCTTCCAAGTGTTCAGATTTGCACCACCATTACAAAGCCTTCTAATAGTTGCAGCATTGGTTGCGTTAAGTACTAAAGGCTTGATTGATTCAGCAAAGTAAGCTATGTTAAAATTACCTTTGCTTCCAGCGACAACTGCGCCCTGTTCGTGCCAAACCTCGTTGACAGTTACGATTAGAGATTGACCATTCTCTAGCATTTCCTCTAAGTCAATAACTCCGAGGTGGTCTGATTTGTAAGCTATGCGATAGCTGACGTCTTTTGTTTTCATATTGTTTTGTTTTTTGTTAAAGTTACACAATTAGTTTACTTGTTTACCGTAATTGTGATGAACGGTTAGTGGAGTAGATGAGTGGTAAGCCATTGTCTAAACGCTTGTTGTAGTTCTATCTGTTGATCCATTGCATCTAAGTCAGCACCTACCATCAGGAAAGCATCAAAGGAACGTATCTCTGTTACAAGTCTATTCCGCTTCATCTTCGCTAGTTGTTGCATTGGTACATCTTCTAAGAAGTCAGCAAGTACTGGAAGGAGTTGAGCTGCTAGGAGTTTCTGTTCGTTGGTCATAGCTCTATTTTACAATTAATACCACAATCTGATTCTAAATCGAAAAGGTCATTCTCATAGATATACTCATCTGTTGCTTTAGTAAATGGTTTTTTAGAATCTTTAATTATCTTTTTAACTGATTCATTCATTCTACCAAAAAAAGCACCACCACTTAGAACCATATTGTTATACTGTTCTTTGCCTTCAATTTGTTTTAGTGAATATTTTTCCTCCATATTATTCCACCATATTAATTTATTAGGATTTTCAACTGCGATAGTCATTCGCTTTCGTTTAGATTTCTCAAAACAAAAATCACAATTTCCTTGATACGCTTTAATTTTAAGTTGTATTGGTTGTTCTTTCCAAAACTTATTCCTTAACCTACTATCAATACCATTTTCAAAGGGTGGATAAAAGGTGTTATTAGTTAAATAATTATCAGAAACTCTATCTATTTCATCGGTTCTAAGTCCAATTGCTAAACTCCAATTTCCAACTCCAAATAAAGCATTTCCATATTTTTCTAATGGAACTAACTTTAATTCACGATTACACCATTTATTCACTCTACTAGGTATTCCGTATTTTCTAATGCCTTCTTCAAATATTTCACCGTTCAAGTGTAGTTTGTCGGGCGTTCTGACAATATACTCAGTACCGAAACCTTTTTCTTTATTTATTACAGCCTCTAACCATACTAAATTTAAACCATAATATTCATCGCATTCCTCCATGAATAAAATGCTTTTAATATCTTCTTTTGAAGGGTTTAAAAAAACATTTACAATATTACAGTTAGGATACCATTCTTTCATTTTGATTGCCATCATAACAGATGTATAACCAGCAGATGTTGCACATAT